GGACCGGGGGCGTCGCAGGCGGAATCAGGGGTGCTTCGAACAACCTGTCCCAGATGGCGTCCACTTTGGGCGGTCCGGTGGCGGGTGCCATCGCTGGGTTTACTGCGGCTGGTCTTTCGATTGCGACGCCGTGGATTGCTTCACTATTCGAAGTGAAAAGCATCGCGGACGACATCGCTAAAGGGCTGGAGGAAATCTCCAATCGTCTGGTGACGATCAGCGACCGCAACCGGAAGGAAATCGCTGGCATCATCGGATTTCGCCAGGAACTGAAGGGGCTTGACTCCGTTGAAGGTGTGAACGCTGCCGGAAAGCAGCGTCAGAATCGCCTTGAAGTAATCGACGCCGAACGAGAGCAGATTCAGGGGCAGCGTGCCGGCCTGCGTGACGGGTTGGGTCCGGAAGTACTCGCTGAAGTTGAGCGGCTGAAGCTCAAATGGCTTGACCTGACTGAAGGGCAAAAGCAGTGGGTCCGCGAGCGTGAAGCCGCGCAGCAGGCGTTGCACAACCTTGGCGTTCAGGATCTCGAATTACTCCGCGAACGACTCAAGGTCGAAGGACAGATTGATTCGTTGCTGGTGAAGCGGAAAGAGTTGCGAGAAAAGGGATTCAACGCTGACTTTGAAGCACGGGGCAACTTCGCTGAGGAGATGATTCGCCGGAATCAGGAACAAGACCAGCAGGATGCCGAGCGTCAGCGGGAACGGGAGGGGCAGAATCGGCTACGGGACAACGACCGGCTGCAGGGCATGCTGAAGTCTCGCATCAGCGGGCTGGGCGGCAAGTTGGATCCGCTGGACGGAATGAACCTCACGGGTCCGAATCGCGAACGGGTTGACGCACTGGAGAAGGAACGGGCAGATCTGCGCAAGAGAGAGCAGGAACTTCTCGACGAAAATGATGCGGGTGCTGGGTTTGAACGATGGCAAGAAATCAAGAACGAACTGAAGGGAATCGGGGATCGCAAGCGTGAGATTGGCGGCGAACTGGAGACTGAACGCGGGGCGCTCGGCAAGGCAACCGATCTCGAAGGCCAGATTCGCGGCGTCTTCGGCGAGATAGACGCGATGAGCAACAAGAGGGGCGGACTCGCTGGCGTCGCAACTGCCGGCTCGCAGTCGTTCGCTCGTGCTCAGTATCAGGCGAAGGAAGCCGCCGAACGCGCCGAACGCGAAAAGGCCGAGGCAGTTGCCAAGGCTGAGGCCGCAGCTAAGGCCGAAGCTGTGCGCGTGGAGCGTGACCGTCTTGCGGCTATCGAGCGTGAGCGGCTGGCCACCGAAAAACGGGAGGCCAACAAAACGCATTGCGCCGCGATTAACAACGCCGCCGTTGCTGCGCTGGTCAATAACTGCGAACTGACGCTAGAGCAAGCAAAGGCCGTGGTCGTCGCAATTGCGCAGGGCAATGTGCCTGCCGTTTCAATTTCTTACTGAGGCAAACAGCATGAATAACTTTAGCGGCATTGGGAACTGTGGCAGCAATGCCGAACTACGCTCCACAAAAAACGGCACTCCGGTTGCTCAATTCTCTCTAGCAATCACCAGCGGCTACGGGCAGAACAAGGCGACAACCTGGCTACGCTGCAACATTTGGGGCGACCGCGCCGAGAAGATAGCGCCCTTCATTATCAAGGGCGACAGGATTGGCGTTACCGGCGAGATAACTTTGCGGGAATGGGACGACAAGGAAGGTGTTAAGCGGTCGTCGCTGGAATTGAACGTACGCGATGTAACGTTGTTGGGCGAGAAGCGACAGCAAGCGCCACAGCAAAAGGCAGCAGATCGAGAGCCTGAAAGCGGCGCACCATTCGACGACGATATTCCGTTCTGATACCAGCCACTACGCAATTGAATTTATAGCCCTGCTACTGCTGGCAGTAGTTGGTGTAGGCGCTACTGCAATGGGCTGGCAGTGGGCTATGGTGAGAGTGCGGAGAATGTGGAAGCGGTATGTGAAAGAGAAGCAATCGAAAAAAGCAAAATCGTTAGACAACGTAATATCAAAACATAAGTAACTTGAAGCATTACCATTAACCGGAAATTGATAGTAGTGGAGCCGGCGGAGTTATGGACTGCTATTGCGATTGTGTTATAGTCGGGTAGCGGTAGTTTGCGCTACCGCCCCCTAATCAAACGAGCTATGTGAGGTAGCCCAATGACTGCAAGCATGTTAGCACAAATCCCTATTGTTACCGAAACAGGCGGCGCTATGAATTCCGGCTATCAGGATTTTATTATCTCAAAAACACACGATAGGACGTTTAGCGGGTTTGATCCGCTATATATGCCGGACTTTCTTTTCCCTCACCAGAAAGCCCTAGTTGAATGGTCTACGAGAAAAGGCAAGGCCGCGATCTTTGCGGATTGTGGCATGGGGAAAACCCCCGTTTCGCTGGTATGGGCGCAGAATGTTATTGAGAAAGTTGGCGGGCGGGTGCTGATACTAACCCCGCTAGCTGTAGCCGCGCAATTTGTCCAAGAGGGAATAAAATTCGGCATCCCTGTACGCCGGTCAGCGCCAGACAGCCTACCCAAAACTGGAATCCTGGTCTGTAACTATGAGCGGCTAAAGCACTACTCACCGGAGGATTTTGTCGGGTGCGTCTGTGACGAATCCAGCATCCTTAAAAACTACAGCGGCGTCAGAAAAGAAGAGATTACCAATTTCGTGCGCAAGATGAAATACCGTCTCTTGGCAACCGCCACCGCCGCACCCAATGACTACCACGAGCTAGGAACCAGTTCCGAGGCTTTGGGTCATCTCGGCTATATGGACATGCTGAATAAGTTTTTCAAAAACGATATGAACAACAGCGCCAGCGGCAGGCATAGAGGGCAGGTTATTAAGTGGCGACTAAAAGGCCATGCCGAGCGCCCATTCTGGCGATGGGTTTGTAGTTGGGCGCGGGCGGCGCGTATGCCCTCTGATCTTGGTTTTGATAACGGGAATTTTGAATTAACCCCGCTACAAGAGTCTGTTCATGTGGTGACATGCTCCTCGCTTGCTCAAGGAATGCTATTTGAATTGCCCGCAGTTGGCCTACAAGAGCAGCGCGACGAAAGGAGGCGAAGCGTCAAGGACCGATGTGAAAAAATGGCGGAACTCGCCAATGATACCTCTGAGCCTGTTATAGGCTGGTGCCACCTAAACGAAGAGGGCGACCTTCTTGAGTCCTTAATACCGGACTGCGTACAGGTTAGCGGGAGAGACAGCGACGACCAGAAAGAGGAAAAGCTACTTGGATTTCAATCCGGCAAATACCGCGCACTGATAACCAAGCCCAAGATAGGCGCATGGGGCTTGAACTTCCAACACTGCAATCGAGTGCTGACATTCCCTAGTCATAGCTTTGAGCAGTATTACCAGTCTGTTCGTAGGTGTTGGCGGTTTGGCCAGGAGCGCCAAGTTTTTGTAGATATTGTTACCACTGAAGGTGAGCAGGATGTTTTAAAAAATCTACACCGAAAACAAAGGCAGGCTGAGGCCATGTTTGCAAACCTTGTCGCGGAAATGAATAAGGAAATGGGCATAGCAATAGTTGACGACCACAAAACCAAAATGGAGATACCCTCGTGGCTATAAAAGATCAAGTCTTAACAGAAAAGTACGCTATCTATAACGGCGATTGCGTGGAGGTTATGTCCAGCCTTCCCCCGGACAGTGTTGGCCTCTCGATATACTCCCCCCCGTTCGGCGGACTGTACCACTACTCAAGCGATGACCGAGACTTATCGAACAATTCCAACTACGAAGCATTTTTTCAGCACTATGAATTTGTGGTTAAAGGTATCGAGCGGATTACTCAACCGGGTCGATTAAGCGTTGTGCATTGTATGGACGTACCATTGTCCAACAGCGGCAAAGGCGACTCCTATACCGACTTCCCCGGCGACATTATCCGCCTACATGAAAAGCGAGGGTTTTCCTTCCGTGGCCGTAGGGCGATATGGAAGGAGCCGCTAGCCGTCCGGTTGCGCACCATGCAAAAAAATCTAGCCCATATCACCATCTGCGAGGATTCGACCAGCACCGGAGTTGCTTCTGCGGATTATATTCTGGTGTTCGCCAAAAACGGCACAAACAAAGTCCCAGTATTGCATGATCGGGGATTGATGGATTACGCCGGAGAAAGGCAGGTTCCATCCGATTTATTTCACTACCGAGGATGGACAGGCAAGCAAACCGAAAACCGCTACAGCCATTGGATATGGAGAAAGTACGCCTCTAGTGTGTGGGACGATATTCGCCTAGACAGGGTTTTACCGTTTCAGGATTCCCGCGAACAGGACGACGAGAAGCACGTCCACCCATTACAGCTAGACGTTATTGATCGGTGTGTGGAGCTGTACAGCAATCCAGGGGAAATAGTATTTACTCCTTTTATGGGAGTCGGGTCTGAGGTGTACAGCCCAGTCATGCTTGGTCGTCGCGGAATTGGCGCAGAATTGAAAGCCTCGTATTTCCGGCAAGCGGTGAAAAACTGCGAATTGGCCGCGCTCGGCATGAAGGATAACGAAGAGACTATTGCTATGGATTTTGGCGACGATGGATCAATGGACTAATGACCCGCGAAGAATATCTATCCAGAGCGCATGAGTTCGCCAGCCGTGGCGAGCGCCGCCCCAATGCCAAACTATGCCCAGATCGTGTGCGCCAGATACGAGAAAACCGGCACGGGAAATCAGCGAAGGCGCTGGCTAAAATGTTCGGGTGCCACTATCGAACTATTGAAAAGGTGCAGCACTTTGAGACTTGGACGCACGTCTAATGCTTGGTTTTATGGTGAACTTTACAGAGAACTACTGTGCAACTATCTATGGATTTCTTAGACAATGTCTAAAATTTTAGACAAAAGCAGAAAATCTATTAGTAAATTCAAAGACTTGCAAACAGTACATGTTTTAACCTATTTTATGGAAAATAGTCCCGCAAGCCGCGCCACACAAGGATTACAGCGTTTTTGCTGTCTAAGAATTATTGGCATTTTTGGGGATTTGCACCACTGTAGAATCAAGAACTTAGGGGATGCCCTTAGACAGTTTTTCTTGATTACAGGTCAATCAAATGAGTCGGCATGAAAGCCGGTGAGCTAATCGAGAAACTGCAAGCCGCTATCGCGGAGCATGGGGATTTGGAGGTGGTTGATAGCCTTTACTATGTCATTGAAGATGTTTCTGTTGGCGATGAAGCCCCGCGAGAATACATCTTTCTTGTATCTTAATCTGTCAAAAAAGCCTTCTCTTTGAATATGGATTTAGTTATGTGGACAGTGAATAGTCTCTACGAAAACAGAATGGCCAAGCGCAAGGCACAGCAAGAGTGGCAGGCGTTCTGGCGCTACCTCAAGGGAACGCCGGTACGTAGTCCTCAAAGTTCCGGTTATACGCAAGCTCAAGCTCGGCAACGTGGTCAGATGTAAGCCAGAAGTCAGTACAGAATGCGTATTGGGCATTTCCGTTGCCAGATCCGCTAATAGCGCCTACATAAAACTCTGGCGTTGCGTCTATCGCCCACGCAGCAGGTACCGTTCCAGTCCTAACACCTTGGCTTACAAAGTCAATAAACAGTTCTATCGAATAGCTCGTGCCGGATAGTTGGTAATTGAGGTAGAAAACATGCGCGGCATTAAAGCCGGTGCCGGTATAGGTTTCCGTCACAGAGGGCGTGATGCTGGACATAACAACGTCAATTTGTGTGCTGGATAAATACGACAAGTATATTTGGTGGTTCGTAGACGACTTAAACTCGATTCTCATCAGGTTAAATGAAAACGAATCACCCTTATCGAATATCATCCCCATGCAGCCCGTTAGTTGTATCCAAGGGGCGCTGCTTGTTTGCCGGTATCCAACGCTCCCGCTGATGACAGTAGATGTGCGCCCGTCATCCATGAATGAAGTGCCGCCAGTGGTCATCGTGCCAAAGTTGGGTAACGTGTTCCCAAAGCTCGTTTCATCAACAGCATCATCTGAACTACCTACCTCGTCCAGAATCCACACACCCCCATTGCTGCCTGACTCTACCGTCTCCACGAGCTTGATAAGATAGGAGTCGCTCTGGAAGAAGTCCAACTGATCGCTATCAGGGAAGTGCAGGAGGGAATACAGCACGCCTGTAACCCTGTAACGCCCATAGCCTATCGTCTCTACATCATCAACCCATATGGTAGCTGAGGCCCCGCGGAAGGCATTGACTAGCTCGATAGTATCCCCAACCCTGTGCATAACAGCGTGGTCGGTTGTGATGTAGGACACATCAAGGCGGCGGTACATCCGTTGCAGCTTTTTGACCGCTTGGTATCCGGCTTTGTCCTCGTCGTGAAGTCCCGGCATATCCAAAGTGGTTTGGATAAACGGAATCGTGCCGGCCGAGGCAGCGGGTAGCGTCCTGACGACTGAGGCTTCATTCCAATTGGCTGTAGTAGATGATGCGGCGGTGTACTTGGTAATGACGCTTGTCGGGGTGTCCCGCTCACTAGGACCGGAGATAGACAGGCTGCTTTTTACCCATTTCTCCTCTTTATACGCCTGCCGCTTGAAGCTGACGTTATCCACGGACAGGATGCAGCCAGCGCTGCCAATGATTTTAAGTTGGGTAGAGGTTCCGGTAGGCGTCACGAATGCGGTATAAGTGCCCGCAACCGTCTGCGCGGCTATGGCTGACACGCCGCCGACTTCGACACTCACTGAGCCAGAAGTGCGCGAGGATAGGGTTATCGACAGCGCGTAAACAATGCCCGCCTCTGTGGTCATGGTCTGAGTGACGTTGGCGATTGCCTGTGGTGACGTAAGAGCGCGGGAGAGAACACCTGACCCGACAGTCCACCCTGTCCCTAAAACCCACTCCTGCGGCGAACCCTGCGCGTTAAACACACCATTGCGCACAACGTCTAGGCCAGAGGGGTCGTCCGAGGATTGCCTGTCATCCGGCTGAATCCGCAGGTTAGCGCCTTCGGGAAGCCACACGCAGTCGGCGTAGGTCGCCAGGAGGTCTAGCCAATCTTCTACCCGTCTTGCACTTGTAATGGTGTAGCTCAGCTTACAACGTGACTCGCCGTTATCGAGAAGGCTGTCACACCATGTTGCCGCCTCGGACAAGCCGCTTACCGTGGCTCCCAAGCCGTACAAATCACTAGAGGCCATGTCAGCCCAACACAGCGCCGGATTCGTAGAGTAAACGTCTCTCGCCCCGTAGGAGCCGGAATCTGCAAAAGGTGTAGCGGTTGCTGTGTGGTTGGAGCCATACCTATAATCCCCGACCATAATCCGCAGGGAGTGGATCTTTCCATCAAAGTATTGACCCCCGTTAAACTGCCCCAAATACCATGTAATGGTAGACGGGCTTGTTGTGTGGGAGTAAATCGAAGATGCGGTTTCAGGCGAGCCGGTAACTGCCGCGAGTCGCCATGTCTCCACCCCGTTAACGAAGGTGATCAGCTCATTACCGACACGCTCAAGGGTGAAGTAAAACTTACTCGTCGTGACATTCCCAACATCTACGCCATTGGCCAAGTCCCATGACGTGCCGTTAGTGCTGAGGTACAGCAGTAAATCGGTACCGGACAAATCCAGCCGGATGGAATTACGGCTCGGTGATGAAACGGGCGTATTAGTGAGGATGGTTTGTAAAGGTTTCGGGCTATTGAGCGCATCGTCTGCGGTGACGACAAGCTCTATACAGAATTCCTCATTGGTAACATCTAGGGACGGGTGCGACTTGAAAGACGCGTAATCGTTCGTCCCGTCTAGCTGTAGACCGCCCGAGTTGACGGTAGCGCCGTTAACCAGAGAGATTGTGTGCGCGTATTGGGAGGTATCCAGCCCGCCGTTTTCAAAGTCAACAATGATGCCGCAGTTGTTGTAGTTGGGGTCAGAGTTTGCCGCAGCGTCAGGGTCGTTAACCAGCTTGCCTTGGATGATAGCCCGAATGCGGGGGACGCCATCGAGCGCGCCGGATGCGATCTTGAAGACAGAATAGGCGGCGGGGGCGCTACCTCCCGGCAGCACAAATACCAAATCATCGTCATAGCCTGGAATCGCCGCAGCAAGCCAGCTATCAACCCCTTGGCTAACATTCCCGAGGTAGTGCCGAACCTGTACCCCCGAGGGCATTGGCGCGTCGTTCATCTCAACAAGCTTCACCGAGTAGATAGGCCCAAGCCCCCACAGAATCCCGATGTACAAATACCCGCCATATTCCTGCTCGGCAAACTTGTAACCAGCTACGGAGTCGCGCCCGTAAATAATCGGGACTGTCGCGCCGTCTCCCGAGATATTGGTTATCCCTCGCGACCTTTTCGGGAACGAGTTGATTTCCCATGCAGTAGCACGGCGGTATTGGTTGATAGCAGACATTAGCCAGTCGTCAGGTAGAGGATGCCGCCTTGCGAGCGGGTCAATGGGGGTCTGGATGGTGAAACCGTCAGCGCGGGCGGTTCAATAGCAGTAGTTGCGGGCTGTGTAGTGACTTTCTCGCCCTCCCATGTAGTAACCGTTCCCGGTGGGGGTATGTGGTTGCAGATTTGGTTAACAGTCAGGACTGGAGCCATTACGCCAGTTAAATATTTGTTCTTCGCCTGAATCGTCAGTGACTCACCCTGCGCGCTTGAAATATCAATCAACCCATCAAACACGAGGATTGCGTCTGCGGTGGTGTAGGTCGGGGTATCTGTGGGAAGTGCGGGTATGTAGTAGATTTTACAAACCCCGCCCCGCCATGCGCTTGTTTGAATTTCCCCAATGCGCGTGGAGGTTTGCTTGATCTCGATAGTGGCAGACCTCGCACCCCTAATACCTTTGAGCCTAGCGCCGCCTGCGGTGTACGCTTGCCCGTCATACGTCACGGCACCTGAACACGATAAATACTCAAGGGTTCCCGAGTGATTCAGTTGCACAAGGTAAATAGGACGGGTGGCAGCGGCTGCGATATTCGACAACTGCGTTGTAGTAAGGCTGATCGGCATTACACTTTCTTGCCGCGAAAGGTGAAAGATGGGATAACCAAGTTACCCTCGGAGGCGTCCACTTGAGTATTTGACCAGATGTAACCACGGTAGGTTGTCTGCGGGCTGCTCCACGCGGTCACAATGTCGAACTCTGTGGCTCGGTTGGTTCTCAGGTAGTCCGTAAACGTCTTTGAGGTTTGCAGGCTCATGGGCTGGAATACGCACTTGAACTCACGGTATGTACTCGCGCCCATGACGCGCACAGCCATCTCCCCATCGTCCATGATGTCTCGCTCAACCGCGTAATCATCCTCCATGCCGGTCGTCGCGCTCAGGGGATAGGTGCTTAATGGAAAAGTCGTAGCCATTACGCAACCTCACCCAATTGTGCCGGTGCCTGGAACCTATCAGCCGCCTGCGCGATTATTAGAGCCGCCTTGAAGAACGTGTCAGCCGATGCCCGCATATCCGTCCCTGCCGATTGCAAGATATTGGCCATCTGAGTATTCAGCGCTTCTTGAGACAGGCGGGCGCTTTCCAGTACCGAGGTCAACTGCGTTTGTGCAATGCGGTTGGTTTGCTCCGCGTATTGGGCGAAGGATTCCGCTTGTACCTTCTGCTGCTCTTGGCTCAGCGAGTTGAAGATTAACGTATTAAGCCGGTCAATCTCTTTCGCGGTGGCTTCGATTTCTTTGGGGTCGAAAAGGTCATCTAGGCTGCTGCGTAACTGCTCTCGTTTAAGCCGTGAGAGGAATATTTTCTGCTCTTCGGTTAGTACCGATTCGCGAATCTGTTGGGCAGACTGTGCGAACATCACGCCGATTTGCTCGCTCACCGATTTGATCGCTACGGCTAATTGGTACGCGGTGTTTTTGTTCTCCACCATCGCCGCGTTCAATGCAATAGTTGAAGCCGCAGACCCGTCATAACCGCCTATCAGCTTGGCGATGGAATCCAGTTGACCGGAGTAGACAGAAGCAAGGGTATTGCCTGCGCGTTCTTGAGAGGATGCAAAGTCCTCCATCGCCACTTGGACAGGGTTGCTATCCAGCATGGAGTTAAGCGATACCATTGCATCGGCAAACGCGACCGCTTCTTCTGACGTACCGTCGAAACTGGAGATAACGTCTTTCAGGTTTTCATCAAGTCCCACAGCCGCAGCGGAGATTTTTACAAAAGCATCCTCAAGGAACTTGGTAACGTCCTTGCCATAGCTCTTGTTATCAAACTTGATACCCCCATTGCTGGAGACTTCTACCCTACCTTTGAAGGTAGAGCCGCCGACCTTCTCGGCCATTGCCTTTAACTGATTGGCTAGGCTCTCGGCACCCGATACGTTGGCGGGGTCGTAGGATTTACCAACGCCGCCAGATGTAATATCACCAGATCCAAGATCGAAATTCGCGTATCCGGTGTTGTTGCCGTTGTTCTTGCCTCCGAACAGGGATTCAAGGCCAGATCCGAGGAACGAGCCTACCGCAGCGCCAACGCCGGGAATCGGTATTAGCGCGGAGCCAGCGAACCCACCGAGGGTTGCGCCTATGCCAGAAGTCTCGCCAAATACTTTATTGCCGAGGTATCCACCCGCAAGACCTCCGGCCACATCGCCAGCCATTGTCCAGCCGGTGGTGTTCAGGCTCTTGTTATAGAACGAGTCGCCTAGTCCCTCAAATCCTGCATTGCTTAGGAGATTACCGGCAGACTCGTACAGTCCAGAACCAAATTGACTCATGCCGCCCGACATTAAGCCGGATAGCCCGCCGCCAGTTGCGCCTGTCCCGCCAGCGCCTGTTAAGCCGCCGACAAGTCCGCCCAATCCTGGGAATACAGACTGCACGCCCAAGATGATTTGATTCGCCGCAGCCTCGGCAATCATCTTGACCAGCATTGCCTTAAAGCCCTCGACTAGCGTGTCAAAAGCGTTCTCGCCGTCTTTGGCAAACTCAAAGAAGAAGTCAGACAATACCTGTCGGCTTTCATCCCACGCCTGCGCCGTTTTCTGTGCAGCTTCTTCTGACGCCCGCGCGGCTTCTTCTTCGGCTTTGGTTTTCTCCCGCTGCGCCTGCTCGGTAGCTTTTATAGCTTCTTTTTCATCGTACAGCGCGCCGACCTTTTCCCGAATCGCTTCTTTCTGCGCGTCAGTTGCGTTAGCGCCTTTCAGCCGAATAGCGTTGAATATTTCTTGCTCTCGTTTGGACATTCCAACCATCTTGATTTCATCGTCAAGACTGTCTAGGTAGTCCTCGATTTCCTTATTGGTTTTCTCTAGCGCTACTTTTGCGCGCTCCTGCTCTTTCGATGCGGCAGATTGAAACTTGACGACATTGGAAAGCGCCTTGCCTTGTTCCGTAGTCCGTTTTGTGGCGGTGACGATAATTGGCGCAAGTTGCTCGGTAGTCTTTACCTGCTCCTTAGTGGCTTTTACGTTACCATTTATTAGCTCAAGGTTAAGGTCATAGACGGCTTGCAGCTTTTTGAGTTCTTCGGCTGTTTTCCTCGCCTGAACATCATTCTCTGCCCCGGCCTCCTTGTAGAGCTTCATTTGCTCAGTCAGGACTTGTATTTTATCGGCCATCCTCGCCATATCATCAGCGGCAGGGCCGAATGATGACGCTGCTTGTTCTGCCGCCCACTTGGTCAATGAGCCAAGTGCGGCAACGGCTTTAGCAGACTCGACCGCAAGCGTTACCAAGCCGGTTGCGATCTGGGTAATGCCGGAGAGTACTTCGGGGTTGTTTAGCGCCTCGTCAAGCTCGTGGAGGCTGTCCACCATCGGGGATAGGTCGGCTTTACCAACTGCGTCAGAAATAGATACCTGAATCGAATTCATCGCCCGAGCAACCGTCATGGGCATTTTTTCAAATTCGGAATCTATCGCATTGCCCATTTGCAGCAATGCGCCTGTGACTTTCTCAGAGGTCAGCTCGCCCTCTGCCCCCATCTTGCGAAGCTCACCAATGGGAACGCCTAAGCCATCAGCCAGCGCTTTAGCTAGACGCGGCGAGTTCTCCATCACAGAGTTTAATTCTTCGCCACGCAAAACGCCGGAAGCCATGCCTTGTGACAACTGGCGAATAGCGGCCTCAGCCTCTTGGGCGGACGCGCCACTTACAATCATGGCTTTGTTGATGGATTCGGTGATTCTCAGGCGTTCTTTTTCAGACAGCCCGAGTTGCTCTGTTGCGCGCGAAATGCGGGCGTAGAGGTTGACGGTAGATTCCAGGCTAGCGCCTGTTTCTTTGGCGAGGTCTTTGGTTGCAGCGTAGACGCGGTTTAATTCGTCTTGGCTTGAGGTAACAAGCTTCAATTGCCCTTGCAGGTTCTTGTAGCTGTCGGAATAGGAAATGATGCCTTTGACGGCGAGGGCTAGACCGCCAAACGCGGCAGCGCCCAATAGTTTGATTTCGTTGTTGTGATCTACAACGTACTGGTTAGCTGTGGTAAAGCCAGATTTTACTCCGGTAAAAAACTTCGTATAGCCGGAGTTAGCCTTTTCAATGTCCTTACTCCACTGCGTCCCTAAATTGAACTGCTCGTTCATTTTTAGGCCAGCCGCGTGTGCAGCTTGGACAGATTCATTAAGACCGGCTTTCAGGCGCTTGGCAAAGTCGCCCTGTGCGTTTGCTAATCGGGCCGTTGCTTCTTCATTGAAAAAAGGCGTGTTTTTAAGTGCGGCGTTCATCTTCGCCGCCATGTCCTGCTGCGCCTTGATCATCGCATTGTTGGATGACTCGACAGACTTCTCGGCAATTTTTAGCTCGCGTCGAAGCTGCTCAGAAGTCGCATCAATGCGAATCAGCAGGCGTTCTACAGAATCACTCACGTTTTATCGTCCCTAGTTTAATCTTTGCCTTTGAGTTCAAAACGTCGAGCGCCGCCTGATGCTTCGCAATGACAGCAGGGTCTGCTTCTTTCTTCTCTCCCCCGCCACCGCCGCCGCCGAATGGATTGGTTTTCTTGAGGAAGTCAATCTTTCCCTCTAGGGCGAGGAACAGTTGCGGCATGGGTGTATCGAGTGTTTGTTCAGGCGACCAGCCGAGCCACCCCGTCCCGAACTTGAAAACCATGTCAGCAAAACTGACGGGGGCTAATCCTTTCCCGCGTCGTCGTCCTTCATGGCTTCTAATTCTTCGTCACTCTTGCCGGTGGGGTTCATCAGCAAAGTGATGTACTTGATTGCGGCTGTTGCCACATTGGAAACGCCGCGCTCAAATATTTTCGACTTCAAGTCATCCGTTTCTTTTTGGCCAATTCCAAGACCGGCAGCAATCACGAAAGTGATAGCCTCCATATTGAAACTACCCAACGGCTGGATAGCGGCATTCAGCGCGCCAAACTTACGATCTATCTTTTCGTATGCTCGCAGCGTCGGCTTCATTGTCAGTGTTTCGCCGTTTAGCTCAACTTCCACACAGCCGAAATCGACCTTACTCATAGAGTTATCTCATTAGTGAAAAGTAAAAGGGGCACTAGGCCCCCTTATTAGGTTGAAGTTGAACGGATGATTGCTGAGTTGACGCGAACCTGACTGGTCAGCATGACGATGTTGTCAGCGCCATCGACCGTGATTACCCAGCTACCAACTTGGCCAGAGCAATACTCGGTCGTGCCAACGCCCAGAGGGGAGTTAGTCGTGCGGTCACCGAGAACGCGCTTGAATCGGTAGTTGTCGTTCGATGTGTCGTTGGACGCAACAAGCAACAGGTACTGCCCGGAAGTCGGGGAGCCGTCAATGCCGCCGAGGTTGTTAAACGCCATCGTTAAGTCAAGGTTTCCGGCGTTGCTTGAGCCTTTCAGCTTTTGCACGCGGGCATCACCAAGGCCGACGAAGGTAACTTCTGCGGTGGTGTCACCAAGCGCGCCGAGTGCGTTTGTCTGCTCGCACTCAACCCAAGTCAGCGCGTCATACGCCGCCTTGTTTGCTGGAACGGTTCCTTTTGTGGTCGCAATGTAAAACTTAGCATTTGCGCCTGTCTGAATAGCTGGCATAGATATCTCCTCCCCATTAAAGGGGTGTTAATTTGAAAAAGGTTGTTTAATGGGTCGTGATAATTCGGAGCGTTACTTGCCCCATAAACGTGAGGTTGTCAGGCTCACGATTCGTGCGCGTGCGCTCTACCCGAAGGCTTGCAACCTTTCCGGATGAGAGCGTGAGCGGCTGTTCGTTTAATGCTTGAATCTCGTTGATGATCCCCATGACCTCGGCTTGGCCGGGAAAGCGCGACCATATCGAGAGGTAGACGAATCTCCTGTCCATGCGCGAGCTTAGAAAGTCTTCATTGCTGGACTGCCCGAAATCGACAACAACATAGGGATAGGCCGCGTTTTGAGGAACGCCGTCCCACACATCACAACTACATGCTGTATCCAGCGCCGCTATCAGCGCGGTGTGTAATGCGCTTACCGGGTCACTCATCGGGGCCGCTCGCCAATTTCGCTATTACCGCGTGTATCTTGGATTGCACGTTTTTGCTGATAGCGCCTTTGTTTGCATCGAAGGCAGGGCCGACAAACGGTTGAGCCGGTTGCGGAGGAATATTCCTGTCCGGCGCGCCCTTCGTACCGAACTCAATCCAGTACGCTTTGAAAAACTGCCATGCGTGCCACTTTCGCTTCTGGCTTACATAGAGCGTGGTGTTAAATGGAGACTTGTTGACCGTCACCACATCAGCGCCAGGGCCTATGACCGCCGTCAATCCATCCCTGCCGTACTTCACAGCTACCGATGAAAGCATGTCGCCGGTTAGCTTGTGCGCCATGCCGTTCTGCAATACATCGTAGTGAATGGTTTCAGCGCCCTGCTGGAAAGCCTCTTTCACACCAGCTACCGCCTCAGGCTCCAGCCGTTGTAGCGTTTTCCGCAGCTTGGAAATCCCCGCATAGCCACGCGCTTTATTCTGTTGCGCGCGCGAGAAGCTCACATCGCACCCCCGCGCTCGGCGTCGATGTACATATACGACTCAGCGGGTCCGTTGTCGGCAATGAACTTGATGTTGTAGTCAACGCTGTTCCAGACAATGACATTAGCCGCAGACAGGTCGCTTCTCTGGTGAATGTAGAAACGGTAATCCGCATACGCCTCGGTTTGGTCTGACCGGCTGCGCTCATCCCCTGACATGGGACGGACTTTCGCGTACTCGTTCGCTATCAGGGTTCTGGTCGTCGTTAGCCCGCCGTTTGCCGCCCTTGTCTGCGTCTTGCTGTAGAGACTGACGCACTCGTTAAGCGTCATATAGAGAGACGCCTATGCAGGGCGACCAGTGCCGGTACAGTGTTAGCCGATGGGTTTGTGTTAATCCCTAGAATCGTCTCGCCGGAGTGGTCGTACAGCTCTTTGACCTTCACCAGAATGGCGTGGCGCAAATCTTCGGGAATGTTGTTCACGTCCGAGTACCCGACAACCATTGTGATACGCACTGACGCGGGCTTCCCGAGCATCGCATAGGGCCAGACCGTTACCGGCGTTACCTTGGGATACATCCCCGCGAGTGAAACCCAATAATCGGTGTTAGCGACCAGTGTTTGTTCGTCGTCGCTGGTGTCGTCGTACTTGATAGAGGTAATCGACTGGACAGGATAGAGACTCAAGTCAATATCGCCGCAGGGGAAGCCGTCGAGATCCAGCCTGACGGTTTGCTGGCACAGCAAAGTCCCTGTCATGGTCTGAACCAAAGACGTTGCCGCAGCCACCAGTCGGTCAATCAATATGTCGTGCGCCGTGCTTGTAATCCGGCACTGGCCTTTCGCTTCTTCAAGTGAAACGGGATACTCTACAGGCGCGGTGATTACGCTAAGTGCTGCCATGCCTCGCCTCGTGAAATCTCATCTAGTGACCAGTTGTGCCATGCCAAGTTGTTTATCCATTTCTCTCGCCCTTCCCTGCGGCCAGAGATTGGCCATACGGGAGAATGCGGGTCGAAGGTGACTACCTTTAGCCCCATGATTGCAGCGTCAACCAGCGCGGTTGTACGGCGTCCTGCGGCCACCCCAAAGCCCTCCAGGTCGTCGGCTAGCTTCCCGACTTGCCCGTTAGCAGGGTGATACCTCACCGCGTCATGCACGCCTTTCGGCTGACGGTTGTAGTCGCAGAGGAAAATGGATTTTTCGGAGTAGCGGTACGGCTGTAACTCGGGTGTAGCGCGTGGAATGTCGCAAGCCGTAAAAAGCTTCTCGCCATTCAACAACCAATGTATCGACAGGCTGTCGGGGTCGCCCCAATAAGCTCTGTCTATGTACAAAGTATTTGCGTAGCGCCATTTCTCAAGGCAGTAATGCGGGCCTTGCACAACGTGAATGTCTGCCTCGGCATTCGCATCAGTCATCACCGCCGCTATGCCGTTTGCCCTGAATCCAGCAACCAGTGCGAGCGAGTTGCGTACCTGATGGGCTAGCGCGGTGTTTGTGTGGACAGCTACCGAATAAGTCCGAGCGCCCAAAGCTTGCGCCTCCACCACGGCCACCGCACGCGTTTAACAATCGTTTCTTCTATGCCGGTGAAATTGATTAGTTCACCGACGCAGACGGTAATAGTCGCTGTCGCAACCTCGTTTGCGCACCAGTCAATCTGTATGCGCTCGATGTGTTTGATTTCTTCCCCTGACTGCGTATAGACCTTTGTTCCGTGGGTAGACTTAATTCCTTCGCCTTCTGGCAGAACGATTTTAATGGCCATATTCCCTCACCTGCTTAACCCATGAATCACTGACTTGATTTGGCTTTGGCTCGCCGTGAAAGCAAACTACTTTTGCGGAACTTGGTAATGACTGTCGGCAGTGGTACTTGTAACTCACTATCCCCTGCATGGGGTGAACCGTTCCCTCGCCAGGATTACCGAGGTGTTCGGTGATAAACTCCTGATCGCCCCACAGTCCGTGATACCGCCCGCAGTTCCCGCCCTCGGGTTCTGCAAGCTCGCTCACGTTGAACATATCCGGAAGCAATGCGTAGCTCTCGCCCCATGACATAACAGATGATTGGCATCCGCCATGACCTGACTGTGCCCAATTCGCCGGCATTGAAAGCCTGTCGCTAACAAGGCAGTCCACATCGTCAACAATCACAACGTCTAAATCGAAATACAGGTTGTATCCGGTGGAATACCGGAACAGGAGCAACTTAGCCCACCATCCCGGCCAGCTCTCGGCAGGTATCAGGCAGTCAATGCCGGGTATTTCTCGGTCACTCAAACAACGAAAGCGGTGTACAGAGACGAGGTTCCTGCGAACCATATCTTTTAAGATATGCACATCTTCGTCGGCATACTTAGTGCCAACGCAGACGCACCATACTGTGAGCATTACCTATTCCGCAGCTCGTTTCGGTACATCGTGCTCGCGTCAGGCATTTGAAACGGCAGGTCATCAATCTTCATCATGCGAACATCAATATTGCGGTTAGGATGCTCGCGGCCAATTTCCATGTGCTCGATTTCGTACCCGTTGCGCTCTGCGAATTGGGTGTAAAACTCTTTTGTCGGGTAGTAGATTCCGTGCCACCACCAATCACCAGGAGCCGGACACATACAAATCAGAACGCCGTCAACGTCAACCGCTTTGTGGATGTTCTCCCACACTTGCGCCTGATTGCCTTCAACGTGTTCTGTGGTGCCGTAGTTCGTCACCATATCGAACTTGCCGAGGTCTATCGGGTTGCGGAGGTCTAAAGGCAAAGCCCCATCCAGCCCGTTTATATCGACAGAGACGTGCTCGAAACCTTCGGATACAAAGTAATCCTTGTAGGTATGGAATTTCCCGTTGATATTGGATTTCTTGTTGCCAAGTTCCAGCATCCTGTTACCCACTAGCGGATACAGGAAGTGATGGCAGTATTCAGGTACGGGGTTAATCATATCCACACCTCCCCGCTTGCTCCCTTGACGGCGACCGGACCATGTTCGCGCACGACTCTTAGACCCGGAGAAAGGTAGATAAAGGTGATGCCAGTCTTTTTGTGTAAAGCTTTTGACTGCGCAGCCAATGACTCCAATTGAGAGTCAGAAAGCCCTGTGTCGCTTTCAATAATGTACGTTCCACCCGGCTCCAGCTTAAATGCCTTGCCTTCTATATCCATTCTTCAAGTCTCCCCATTTCAAAGAAATCCAGTGCGCTGCCGGGGCTGCAATTGATAATCCGCATCCCTAGCGCTTTTGTGTCGATAGTCCGGTAGCAATCCAGCAAGCCGTTTAGCTCGCCGCCGTTACCTATTCCGAATTTTGTCCAGTGCTGGAGCTCAGGGGGATACTCACCGAAGTAATGCCGGTCGCCGCCTGCGGTTTGCGTCTTGCCGTTGTATCCCGCGGGATAGCGGAGGTCATACCCAATCAACACCGCCTCCCGCACGCCGTAGTGGTACGCGAGGTTCAGCAGTTGATAGCCTGAGCTGTGTCCGTAGTGAATCACTTCTGGGTTAGTCGAAAGGTTGTCGCCCCACTCGCCCCTGATATGCGCAAGCCCGTACTTGTCGGCAGTGGGTTTATCCCATGTCCACTTATCAAATGAGCCGTGCCGCAGGCTAATGTCTCGCGGCCAGTAGTAATTCCACCATTCGATGTTGCAACTGAGTAACGCTGTGAGCGGTGCTATCTGGTAGGCGTTGTTACACCCGAATATCGGGAGCTTTGTTTGCCGTAACTGCTTAATGACTTCAGGCGTTACGCTTGGGCCTGTCCCGAGGACAATCGCCCTCACAGGCGTATCAACTTTATCCTGTCGCCCTTCTCATTCAAAAGCAGTGCGTCTAGCGCCTGCATCTGGATAGACGGCGGTTGCTCTGCGTGCCACTTCGGGCGGTCTGTCATTAGCAGGTACTTGGTTCCGCTTGAAAGAATCCTGTCCAACGCCAGTTTGCAAGCGTCGTAGGGGAAGTGATTCAGCACCCATAACAACATGATGCAATCGACCTCGGGAATAGGGTCTTTCAGTATGTCGAAGCGCGTAATATCGGCGTGGCGTGGTATTAAGTCGTAGGGTTTATAGTCTATGCCCGATAAATCAGTGTGTTGAATCCAATTGAGATCACCGGCGCCAATATCAGCGACGGATTTAATGCCGTGCTTTCGTAATACAGCCGGAATCCACTGCCTTTGCTCTGTCGTCACAGACAATAGCGAGCCATGCCCGCACACTGTCTCGGGAAGCCCGCCCGTCCACCCTCTGGCGTACTTTTCGGGGTCGCTGACAATATCGGTATTCATAGAGCGTCCAAATCCATGCGCTTGAATTGCGTCAATGCCGTTACCCTTGTGCAGTTGATAACCTCGACGCCTTCGCTGGCTAAATCGTTGGCCAGTTTGTCGAAGCATTTAACGTAGTTGGCGTGGTTGCCGTTATGCAGCGGGCCTGTGTGGTCGCCAAAAAAATGCTTTTGACCGTTCGTGTGCTGCATGTCGTAGCCGAGTAAAATTATCGTCTTTGCGCCATAAAGGTACGCAAGGTTTATAGCCTGTGCGCCGGAATTGCTGTTGAAGTGCAGGAGGTCTAGCCCTAGTCCTGGCCTGTCTTGGCCTGGAACCGCCGTAATGCCGTTCTCCTGCGCGTACTCCAATTCTCCGGCCGCGTGGTGCTGTGTCACTAACTCGCCCTTAAACGTCGATTTAACGGCCTCTAGGTGGACTTTCCACCACGCCTGATCACAGGCATAGAGATAATCGGCGTCAGGGCAGAGCCGATAAGCGTCGTTTACTACTATGACTTTAGCTTGAGCCTGCCGCGCTTTTTCACAGTCTCTTGCTGTGAGGCTTGGGCCGGTGGCGATGCAGATAAAAGTGCCGCCATCTCTGCGTTTTCGGATTCCTGCTCCGCTTGAATCTCGGCCAGCACTTTCTCTACCGGCTTTTTTTCTGGTTCAGGCTCCACTATCGGTGCCTCAACCACTTTCGCAACGCCTTTGCGGAGAAAGTGATTCTCTGACGCAGGCTTGCCGGTGAACCTTTCGCCCTTCTTGTAGTCGGGTCCGTAGGGTTTCACTCTGTGATCTTGGGTAAATTCGATCATGTCCTTCCCTCAAAAACACCGCCCCCTTTCGAGGGCGGGTCAGTCTCGACTAACGATTAGTTAACGATTGAAGTCGTTGACAGGTCGTTGCCATCAGCAGGCATCTGGCGAGCGCGGCCCAATACAACAACCGCGAAGTCAGGAGTACCCAGAGGGGATGAGGTGCTGGCGAACGTTGCAGACAGCTTGACGTAACGCTTGTTGCTCGTTACAGACTCGCCACGCAGTTCGATGACAACCTGCGAGTCACGAGCCAGGGGCGATTCGTTGCCCATAGTGTCGGTCTTGCCGGAAATCGTCGCGTAGGTGCCGCCAGAAGTCGCAGAGGCTTGGAAAGCCAGCGCAACAGTCCGTCCAGCAGTCAGAGAGTCGCCGGTCATACAAATGGCGGCTAGCTGCTCGTACTTGGACATATCAATGGCGTCTGACAGGATTTCCCCGCCATTGCCAGAGTATTGATCGGGGTCAATCGTCGCAACAATTGCCCACTCTTCAGAAAATAACTTGTTCATGTTTGAATCTCCAAACAAAAAGCCGCCCGAAGGCGGCGCTAGTGGGTTGATTAGCTGCGGTCAGCCAAGGTGATGAAGCAGGAGCGGGTGTTTACGCTGTTCGGGGGAGTGATTGCAGAACCCCACCACGGCATACCAGCTACTCGGAAAATGAACCGGTAGGCAGATACGTCGTAGTCAAAGAACAAGTGAATAGACACGTCCTGACGAATGCCAGCGGTCTTGGTCAGCGTGAGGTACTGAGACATATCCGCCAGGATGATGTCGCCCACGTCACCGAGAGCCGAACACGCTTCGTGTGGGATTACCGGACGGCCACGCAGGGTTGCGTAGGGAGTCGCAGAAGCGCCACCAGCAGGCAGATAAACCGGAACCGGCTCGTCGCTGCGGTTGGCACTGAAACGCATCATGTCCAGTTGACCTTCAACATCGGGGTTGACCAGCCAAACAGCACGCGAGCGGCAAGGCGCATACATGCGGTTCCACATATCAACGATGTTGCGGTAGGTCACTGTGTCAGCGGCCTGAACAGGTGAACTAGTGGTATCCTTCGCGGCTGAAACCGTGCAGGGCGCATTGATAATGCCCATCGGTTGGCCAACGCCGGACCCGGCAATGATCGCGGCTGCGATTTTGTAGTCGAACTTCTCCGGAACTTTCTTGTTCAGGTATCCGCTCAGCGTGCCAGCGTCCTGTTGCAGCTCTTCCGTGACCGGCACAAGGCAGGTCAGTTTGTTCAAGCGGATTTGCTTTTCGGTCAACTCAACTTTTGATTGAGTGATCGCACCACCTTCTGATCCCCAGTAGGCTTGAATGCCGCCAGAGGATGCCCAAGGAGTCGTCTCGTCCGCAGGGAACGTCACAGAGTTGCTGCCGGTTACCATTTGATCGGTGCGAGACAACAGGGACTCAACGCCCATGACCTTGTTCATAATTTCCTGACGGAAGTCAGGCGGAACCATAAAACCGCCGTCTTCGCCAACACCTTCGGAGCTGTAGGTGCTCGGAGCGTTTGCAATCAGGCGCGGGTCAATATTGCCGCCGCGAGCAGATGCCACGCGAACAGATGACGCGAAGTCGCCAAAGTTACGGAAGCCGCCTTTACCAGTCTCGGTGTGGTTGATAGCGCGGGCAGGTGCTTTACGCTGTGCCTGTGCTTCTTCCGGGCCTTCGGGAGTGGATTTACGACCGAATGACTCAGCAAGCCTGGAGGACTGTGCTTGCATTCTTTCGCGGCGCTCGATTTCTGCGGTTTTGTCTTCAAACTGGTTCATCAGCGCTACTACTTGCGTAGTTTCGTCTTCTGACAGTTCGCGTTTTTCACCGTCTGCTTTCGCTTGGATGACGTTGACCTGCTCGTTCAGGTCCAGCAACTCACCCCGGAGGGCGTCAATCATTTCTGAGTAATCCATGTGGATTCTCCTTATTTCAGGCATAAAAAAACCCGCCGTAGCGGGTCGTTGGTATTAGCTCTGGACCTGTCAGGCAGCTAAATTAGTTCCTCGTAATTCCGAGGGCGCGCAGCTTGTGCTCCATCTGCGCTTGAATCTGTTTAACGCTTTTGTGTTCCGGTTCTGGCTGCTCCGTGAGAGCCTGCGGAGGATTCTTAAACCACTCCTTGCGAACCGATGCGGCGATCTTCATTCCGGCAGTAGAGGAAGTGGCAAGCCCGAACTTCACCGCGTCAGTAGCGTTTAGCCATGTTTCCGCGCTCATCATGTCGGACAGAACCTGTTTGTCGGCTGACGCACGCACCATGTAGGTTTCAAGCAGTGATTCGCGTATGCCGTCCATTGTGTCGGCAGTGCTTCGCAGCTCGCTTGCTGTTCCACCGACAACAATCCAAGGGTCGTGAATCATCATCCATGCATTATCTGCGATTCGGATTTCATCACCCGACATTGCAATGATCGAAGCGATAGACGCGGCGATGCCGTCAATATCAACCTCAATCCTGGCTTTATGTCCTTTCAGGTAGTTGTAAATAGCCAGTCCATCGAAAACATTTCCGCCATTGGAATTAATGCGCAGGTTGATAGTCGAAACGTCTCCAAGAGACTTGATTTCTCGAATAAATGAATCAGCGGTAATGCCGAAATAGCCGCCAATGTCCTCGTATAACAAGACTTCCGCCGTCTTGCCCTTCATCTGAATATTCATTGAATCGCCTCCAATAAGGCGGTGGTCACTTTCTGGTAGTCGGGATTTTCGCTGTTGAAAAACGCAAGTACCTCGGCGCGCTCGGCCTCCAGGTACTCATAGACGGCGCGGTCAATGTCGCAATTAGGCGCAATGTCTCGTATGGCCATTTCCACACGGTTGCGGGAGTTGGTCGCCTGATGATCAAGCCAGTCTAAATTGTCTTCGTCGCCGTATTTTTCCTTTCGAGCCTCTGCCTTTCTCAGTTGTGCAGATAGCAAACGTGCAGCGGTTCGTGTTACCGATTGTGTCGGCTGAGACTCAACCGGCTTGGCTATACCTTCGTTTATCTGTTTCAGCGTGACGTACTGCGCCTGCATGTAATACCCGTCACCGTCTTTAATCGGGTCCATGTCTTCAAAGGCGCGTATGTCGTTAGCAGACAATGCCCCCAATAGGCGAAGTTCTTTGTAAAACGCAGCCCGAGCAGCGGAGTCGCCGCGCATCAGGGCTTGGATAGCAATCTTGGTGTAACTCGCCTGTGAGCGGCTGCTGATTAGCTTCCAATCGGCTTCTTCTTCAAGACGCTTGACCCACGGCATTAGCGTGTCGGTCACATAGTCAATGTTCTGGTTTTCAACATTGTTCCACGTGGCACGCCCAAGCTCACCGACTTTGTGAGGAGGAACGCGCCACCATCGGCAGACCTCCTCGATAATGAGTTTGCGAGTTTCAACGTACTGGGCATCGACTTGGCTCATGTTCGGGCGGGCAAAGTCCATGCCCTGCTCAAGAATCATATTCTCGTAGGCTCTGGCAGAGCCTTTGCGCTCATCGATCTGCTTTTTCAGCCGGTTAAAGCCCTCTTCTGACAATACCCCGTCAGTTTTCAGCGCAAGACCTGGCGTCGTGTTGTTCCCGTAGAAACTCGCGCCATGCTCTTCTGCGGCGATGGCAAATCCCAAAGACTGCGCAGCCAGCGCAACCATTGAATAGCCTTTAATGCCATCAAACCCAATTCCGTGAAGGTGGAACACGTCATTGGCTTCCAGATAAAGCATGTCTCCTGTGCCTTGGCGCACCGCGTAGACTAATCGACCATCAGGGGCGCGCTCTGGCTCTACCCTCTCAGGGGAAATCAGCCACAAGGCTTTTGGCCTTCCTGCCAAATCCCTGTCAATCTCCGCGTAGCCATTGCCCCACATCAAGGCATGACCGAGGATTGTTTCTTTAAAAGAGAATGCGCCCGTCTCCGGATTGGGTCGGACGTTTAACAAATAACTCAGCGCGTTATCTAACTTCGTCCGCGTGTTGCCGCTTTTAGCAAAGACATTCCAAGGGAGCTTGGCAACGTCCTCAGCAATCGCCCGCATACACGCGAAGCTCGTCGCCAGCTCAAGGGCTTTATCCTGAGTGACAACAATGTTGCCTCGTCGTGTAGGAAGCCACGCAACCGGCCTGCCGGGATTCGGCTCTGGCTTTGTGCTACGGGCGAACAGTCCACTAATGCGGCTTCTGAGACTCATAGCGTGCGGATTCCACGGACGTTGTAAATATTCTCATCAACGCCATGCACAATCGCCCTGCCCATCGCCATGATTAAGCCCACCGGCCCGTCAATTTTGCACAGTGGGTCATTCTCATTGTCCTTTCGCGGGTAAATGTTTTCTTTCGCGTCGATTTTTGCCGAGACATTACCCATCATCCAAGTCATCACAGGGTTGCCATCGTGGTACAGAGTCCCTGCTAGTGTCCGCGCCTCGACTTCCTTCATCGGGTCGCTCATGTTCCGTACCGTCTGGTTGTAATCCACGACAGGTATCGAAGTGCTTTGTAATCGGGTAATCAGGTAATTCGCTTGCCAGTCGTCAAAGGCGGCGTCTTGAAGATCGACAACTTTGGCAAGGTCTAAAATGTCTTGCTCGATAAAGGCATAGTCCGTCATATTCCCCGGCGTTAGGGTCATATGGCCATCAGTGGCGAAATCACGGTACTTGTCGTTTTCTTCCGCAGCCGATTCGGGCGCGTAGAACCTTGAGATAACGTAGAAGTCGCCGCCCTTCTGGAACAACAACACCAGCGCCGCTACGTCTTTTTTACTTGCAAGGTCAACCGCCATCCAGCAGGGACAGCCATTCAAGTCAGCAATGGTGAAACTGCGCTTTTGCCGCTGCCATGCGAGCATGTTCATCCATGCTGTCCTAGCCCCGACCCACTGGTTCAAATGTTTTGTGCGGTAGCTGTTTTGCTTCGCTGCCGAGCGCCTTGCTTGGTCTAACTGAGCCAGTAAGAAGTCAGGAAATACTGAAACCCCGTAATTAGGGTTTGCTTTTATAAGGTTCGCGGGGTCTGACCAGTCGTCGTCCTCGTCAATCCCGTATATACAACCCCATATTGTCTCGTCTTGTACCGAGCCTTCCAGTATTCGGATTAGGTCGCGCCGTTTTTCAAAACACGGCCCGCCAAGATTACTGCCAGCGGTAGTGATGATTGACAGTAAAGGCTGTTCACGCGCACCCATACCCGTCTGCATGGCGTCAACCATGTGGTCGGAGTCGTGCTCGTGGTATTCGTCGATAATCGCTCCGTGAGGACTGGAACCGTCGCCAGGTTTCCCGATGAGCGTTTCAAACTTCGACATGTCGGAAGTGACATACATCGTGCCGGGGTTCTTTGCGTTCCCCGCCTGCTCGATCATAAAGCGATCTTTCAAGCCTTCGGTACGGCGCACCATTTCCCATGCGGGTCGGTAGACCTCGTAGGCTTGCTTCTCGGTTGTGGCTCCGGAGTAAACCTCTGCGCCTGCCTCGCCATCGGCAGCGAATAGATAAATACCCCGCGCCGCCAATCGAGCAGACTTGCCGTTTTTCCTTGGGACTTCCTCGTATGCTTCACGAAACCTACGCTTACCAGTTTCGCGTTTTACCCATCCGAATAAGTTGCACTCGGCAAAGTGCTGCCACGGCTGGAGTACTAGCCTTTCCTTTTCTGCCGCCCACTTCCCCTTTGTGTGGGGTAGGAGTTCCATAAACCGTACAGCGCGATCCGCTTTCTCAGCGTCGTACACATACGGCCAATCTTCTTTAACAAGGTCGTCAAGGAATCTCTGGCACGCGAGACGAACGTACTTCCCCGCGACAATCTCGCCATCAACAACGCCCTCAGAGATACGCCGAGGAAGTGCCGAAAAGCACCCTCGGACTTGGACTGGCTCCAAAACACCTAACGGAAGCCGCAAAGAAGATTTGGTTTGAGCTTGAAACCTACGCACTGCCTGGAGTCTTGACCGGCGCAGACCGTTTTGTGCTGGAGATAACCTGCACACTATTTGCCGAGTACCGCCGTAACCCTGACGATTTCCCGATTGGGAAGTACGCGCCAATGTGCAGCAACCTCGCCCGATTGGGTTTGAGTCCGGCTGACAGGCAAAAGCTTGGCGTATCAAAGCCCGAGAAGACGAATCCATTTGATGAGTTCTAATGACCCCAAGCGAATCGGCC